AACCAGGGGTGTAATACCCCTGGTGAAGTTTCGATCGGTAGGGATTTTGACAATTTTATCCTACGCCTAGAACGATCGGATAGTACGTTGGGTCTACACCCGTCCGTGAACAGCGGGTGCAATGTACGAAAGACCCGCTTACGGGGCATTAGTCATTGTTAAAGTCATGTCAATGGCCTCCTTTCTGCCGTGAGCGGGTACTTTTTTTCTTGACTTTTTAATATCATTTTATCTTAAAAAAATATATAAATACCTATATAAGCGGGAGCATTTCCCTGTTTCGATCTCCCGCTTTAACAAAGGACAACGATATGTTGAACGATATAAAAACAAAAATCGTGCTATCTGTCCAAAGACAACAGATGTACGACCCGGTGTTGAAAGATACAGTAGGTAAAGTCTTGGTGACTTTTTCTGACGGGGAAGTGAATGGCTATCTAGAAGAGGATTGGGATAACTTATTAGACCAGGTAGACTCTATGCTAGAACAGGCTTTTATTATGGAGCCGAAGGCTTTTCGACCTCAGTTGGATTAGGCTTTATTTTCGATATCTTATTTTGTAGTGATGCTATGAGCAGATTGCGTAGCTCTGTGGGCTTTAGGGCCTTGTGATTTAATTCAAATTTTTTCATGAGAACTTCTAGTATATCAAAGTTCGCAAGTCAATATCTATAGTAAAATTTAAATAAATTACTTGACTTCTCTTTTGTCCACGATCCACTGACCAGGGATCACTTGTACCCGACCGACATCATTATCCATCTTATTAGAGCCGAGATCCGCAGCGATAATGGTATAGTTTTCGTTCTCATCAATAACATAGCCCACAGAAGTGACTTCGGGAGGTTTAATCTTGAGTGCTTCTTCAAAGGTGTGCCAACCTGAGGCCATTTCATAAGCATCTAACCATTTAATAACATAGAGTTTTTTCCTGGGATCAGTTTTAGTTGTTCTCCCAACTTGTCTGCGTCTGGGTGTTTTATCTTTGCGAACCAACCCTCTTCTCCTCTTACATGTGTGACTGTATTAATATCATGTCTTGCCAAGCCTCTATAACAACCCTGCTTCACTGAGTCTAACCTTACATCATCACCAACCATAATACCACCTTCCATTATCTTAGGCCACCAATTGTAAACATCCTTTTCCACCGCCTCTAGCGTGTGGTCCCCATCAATAATTACTGCTGCAACTGAATTTGTAGCAAAAGAATCAAGAATATTTTGATTATCTGATCTATTGACATGAACTATGAGCCTTTCATCCTGGATGTAATCATCTAAATTTCTCATGAACTCGTCGTACATAGGGCTTAAATTAACCTCAGCGTGTTCCATTCCTGAGCCTTCAAAAGTATCAATGACATGAACTTTTACTGTGTGTTTACCAGCATAATCTAATCCATCCATTAAAAATCTTGTGCTTCTACCTGCAAAACAACCGATTTCTACTATTGTTTGACCATCATCTACATATTTAACTATGTTCATGTAGGCGTCATGCATATTAAACCACCCAGGTATATCTAAATATTTATACATTGTTTTTTTTCCTTTCGTTTAGCTCTATGGCAGCTCGAAGCATAACTTCTTGCATATTTGTAAAATAATTTTTACCCATGAGCTTCTCGGCCTCTCTTCTAGCTTTTCTTTTTATTCCGGCTTCAACCTGATGTCGAAGTGATCCTCCACGATCACCTATGTTTGCTTCTTGTATACTTCCCTTTTTCCCTGTCATTGTCTTGATCCTCTCTAATTATTCCATATTCTCTTGGTAAGTCCGCCCCTGGTATCCACCAGGGAACACGGACCCACGCATACTTTTCTAATAAAAGTTTTTTTATATGATCGTAGTTATACTTCATTCTCATAAAATGTTTGTGCCATATCTATTTCATTATTAAAATCAATAGACTCAGCATCACAAAAATGTTTTAGATCACAAAGAACATCTGCGACACGATAATAGTATTCATCTTCACCATCCTCGCCCTTCAAACCCAAAAGACTTTTAATTTTTTTTACTCTATCTTTGTTGTTCATTTTTTTATTTCCTCCATCATATCATCATCAAAGTCATCTGTTAGATTTTCCATGGCTTTAACTCTGATCCCAGGTTTAAAGGTGTATTCAATAACATTTCCGTCTTTGTCAACCACCTCTTCACCTTCATCATCTACTTTATAGAAGGTGATCTCGTTTACTAGGTATGTCATACGTTTAACCCCCAATCCGGAGTTTCACTATCGGTTAATAAATATTTGTCTATATCCACAGTCGCAATCCTTTGTCCTTCCTCGTGTCCTCTTTTGTCTGCTTCGTAGCCAAACCCGTCATCAAACTCATCATCTCCTACTATTCTTGTAGCACCGCTGATATACTCTGTAATGCTATCCCAGGTGTCTGCCGAATATTCTAATGTTGTATAAGCATAATCATAAACGATTATATGCCTATTGTTAAGATGTATCATTAGATGTTCGAACCCGCCACCGCTATAGTGAGAATAAATTTCTTTGATGTTATCAAAGATATTATCGGTTCCGGTATATTGACGAAAAACTTTATTGTTATTAATAAAGTCTACTAGTTTGATTACATTTTTGTAATCTCTATATGTTGCTTCTACTTTCATTATTCTGCCTTTCTTTTTTTGGGATTAAACAATTCGTCATAGGTAAACTGCTTTGACTCTTCCTCAGAACCAAAGAATATGTGAATATATTTATCTCTATTTTTGTCGATATATTCCTGCATACCCTGGATTACATCTTCTTTTTTATCACCGATAAAACTACAAGAGTGCATTTTACCAAATCTATCTTTGACCTTAATTGTTATGTCCATTTCTGTATAGGATTTTATACTTTTTTATAGTCGTGGTCAATGGACAAAGTATAAAAAAGGAGGGAAATAGAGTGATTGTGAAAGGATAACCAATCACTGACCACTGACCACGGAAGAATAGTTTACTATAGAAGAACCATTGACTCAAAATAAAAAAAAAATAAAAAAATATTTCAAAATCCGTTCTTCCGGTCTTCCAAAGTATATTTAGTCAATAAAATCAGTAAAAGTAGCATTAAAAAAGGGTCTTCCAACCGTTCTTCCGAAGAACAAAGTATTCTTCCAAACCTCTAGTTGAGCAACCTTTTCAATATTTGTTAAGTTTTTACATTGATTTTAAATAAAATGTTCTTTATAGAAAATAACTATGAAACTAAGAAGTCCAAGAGATCCAATAGTTTTGACAAAAGAGTTATCAGAGATGCGGGATAGCTTAACGCCAAAGCAAATAGAATTTGCCCATCATATCGTAGCTCAAGAGAATAGGAAAACGGCCACAGAGTGCGCAATCATGGCGGGGTATTCTGAAAAGACCGCTAGACAAATAGCATCTCAATTACAAAATCCTAGAGATTACCCCAGGGTTCATGCTTACATCAGAGCATTACAAGAGGATCTTTGGAACAAATATAAAATATCTCCGGCTACACATATGCGTAGGCTACATGAAATTGGTCTTCGTGCAGAAAATCCAGATAGTAAAGATATAAATGAATTTGATATGAAACCTGATTTAAAAACTGCTTTGGCTGCAGAAATAAGTAGAGGTAAGGCTGCAGGATATTATGAGAAAAAAGAAAAAGTTAAAGACAAAAGCATTGATGGTTTATCTTTAGAAGAGGTGACTGAAATGCTATCAAAAATGAAAAAGACAGTGATTATTGAAAGCACCCCCACTGAGGAGGACAATGGATCCGAGGCAATACAAGGGAACGATCAGCGAGAACAAAGCGATCAACAAATTTCTTGAAGAAGGTTATCTGGTTTTCAAAAACATTTGCGAACAAGGACCAATAGATATTGTTGTTGTTAATCCTAAGAATGGTAAGTGTTTCTATCTTGATATTAAAACATCTCATGGGAGTAGAGTTGTAAATGGCAAAACTGTTGGAGGGAGTGGCAACAAACTTAAACCCCAACAAAAAGAACTTGGAGTCCGACTCTG